GTAAATAAGGTATTCAAACACCGGGCAAAGGCTAAGTATTACATCATGCTGCCAGACGATGATATTATATGCGATAATTTTTTTAACAGACTTATTAACAAGTGGCAAGGGATTATTAACCCTCACAAAATAACACTTATGCCAAGCGTTAATATTGACCGCAAGTGGTACTCATGCTGGACTTTTGTTAAACCTAAAAAGGAGGGTGAAGTCTATAATACTGGATATGTGGATATGCGATTTATCTCAGAGGGCAAGTTCTTTGATGAATTAGGCGAAGTAAAGCCAGTACACCCGGATAGATGGACCAAAGACCCGCTATTAGGCTCCGGAGTAGGTTCGCAAATCAGCAATACCCTGCACGATAAAGGCTGGAATATGTATATATCAGAGGAGAATTTAACCTATCAGGTAGAACATAAGAGTAAGATGAACCCGGATAGACCGCTAAAACCAGAATATTGACCACTACCGCAAACATAGCAACGCTGCAAGGCAGGGAGAATCAGCTAAAACAGGCCGTAAAAAGCCTATATAACCAGGTAGACAAGATCAATATCTGGTTAAACGACTACGACAAAGTACCGAGCTGGTGTATAAACGCTAAGATACGTACCCGGAGAACCGCTAATATAGGAGATCAGGGTAAATTGCTATTTTTAGAGCGAGGTTATTACTTCTCAGCCGACGACGATTTAATTTTCCCGCCTGATTATGTGGAACGGCTAAAATCAAAGATAGATAACAATATAATTACAATACATGGTAAGAACTTCGCACCGCCTACCAAGTCTTACTATCATGGAGCTATTGACAAAATAAGGTGCGATGAATTATTAACACATGATACAAAAGTACAAATACCTGGTACCGGGGTGATGGCTTTCCATACCGATACCATACAATTTACCGCTGAGGACTTTAAGTGTAAGAATATGGCGGATATATGGGTAGGAATTAAGGCCAAAAACTTAAATATCCCTGTGATTTGCATAGCACATCCGGCTAATTGGATGGTATTACAACCAACTCCGACAAGTATTTGGAGCCAGCAGCACAGAAACGACCAAGTACAAACTGAATTAATTAATACTAACTTTGCATAGTGAATAAAAACGTACATAATCTTGTAACCTGGTTGCTGGTATTTGCGTTAATTCTGGTAAGTTCCTATTCCCTGAGTTTGTTTTATTGGACTCTAGGCGTTATATTTGCTTTGATATGTTTAATTTTAATCCTTGTTAAGTTCCCGCCCCAAGATGAGTGAGCATATTTGACAACCTGCCTTCCTTCCAATCTCTATTTAGAGGCTCCCCGGAGAACCCCAATACTCCGCTAGGTAATTATCCTTTTTTTTCTGATTTCTTTGGCACTTCAATAGCCGGGGCAACGGTAACACCACAAACCGCCATGCAGTTGCCTGGTGTTTATTCTGCCATCAGGTTAATATCGGAAACCGTAGCCAGCCTCCCCCTGCAAGTATTCGAAAGTACTGATACCAAGCAAATACGCAAAGATCACCCGATTTATAAATTGGTTCACGATAAGCCTAACAAGTTTATGACCTCTTACCAATGGCGACAACTAGCCATGACCGATGTATTGCTTTGGGGCAACCACTACTCTTTAATTTCCGAACGTGTAAGCGAACGGCCTACTGAATTAACACCGTTCCCGCCTACTGATGTTAAACCACTTATGCAGGATGGCAAATTGTGGTACGTATTCCGCACCCAGGAGGGTGATATGATGACAGACAGCTCAAACGTGATCCACGTAAAAGGATTGGGCTTTGATGGTATTAAGGGCAAAAGCGTTATCACTATTGCCAGAGAAAACTTAGGATTAGGAATAGCCGAGCAGCAGACCGGGGCCAACTTTTACGGCAAGGGTATGCAGTTGGACTACGCTATTGAAGGATCAGGCCAACTATCAGAGGAGGGATTAAAACGGCTCCGATCTACGATGAACACCTACACCGGGGCCAAAGGTGAGCGTAACTTTTTACCACTAGATGCAGGCATGACTATTAAGCCGATGGGAGTACCGCCACAAGATGCACAATTTTTGGAGAGCAGAAAATTCTCAGTAACCGATATTGCCCGTTTATTCAGGGTGCCGCCTCCGCTGCTTTACGATTTAGAGCGGGCCACGTTCTCGAACATATCAGAGTTGGTACTTTCCTTTGTAAAGTTCAGCCTTACACCCTGGTTAGTAAACTTCGAAAGTGAGCTAAACGATAAATTATTTTTCGAAAGTGAGAAGGACACCATTTACACAGAGTTTAACGTAGATGGCCTATTACGGGGTGATGCCAAGCAACGTGCAGAAAGCAACAAGATAGCAATACAAAACGGCTGGATGAACCCTAACGAGGTACGCAGCCGCGAAAATATGAACGGATACGAGGGGGGAGATACTTTCTACATCCCTGCTAATATGGCCCCGGTTACAAGCCAGCCCCAGGAAAAACAAAACGGCAAAATTGCCAGAGATATTAAGGAACTATTAAAACAATAGAACGATGGAATTAAGACATATTCGCAACGGCTTACAGGAGATCAACGTAGAGGACCGAACGGCTGAGTTTGTAATTAGTGATAACACAAAAGACCGCCACAATACTATACTGGATGTGGATGGATGGGATTTAGCCAACTACTCAAAAAACGGTATAGTAGGTTATCAGCATGACGTTTACGGGGCGGGTATTCCAAACCCTGATTCTGTGATAGGAATAGGCAAGGCCGAGGTACGTGATGGCAAACTAATTGGAACGGTAAAGTTCGAAACTGAAGATATAAACCCTCTGGCGGAGAAGATATTTAAGAAGGTGCAATTCGGAACCTTAAAAGCAACCTCAGTAGGATTTAGCCCCCTGGAAGATGGAGAATTTAGAGCAGTAGAAGGCTCTGAAGATGAAGTATATCACTACGGCAAACGTGATCTATTGGAGTGGTCCATAGTAAACATACCTTCGAACCCTATGGCGGTACGGCAGATGGAGCAAACCGAGAAAAACGGCCTGACCTTTGAGAAAACAGAACCAACACCAGAACCAGAAAGCAACTTATCAGTAAAGCAAAAAGAGCTGGACCTGATCGAAAAAGAATTAAACGAGTAAATTAATTTTACAGAGAATCCCGCTATAATGAATCCAAACTTTAACTAATAAAAAAACGATGTTATTGGAATCAAAACAACTGCGGGAAGATAGGGCAAAGGCATTTACTGCTGCACGTTCAATCGTAGAACTCGCACAGAAAGAAGGTGATAACCTCACCACAGAGCAAGAGGCGGAATACGCCAAGCATCTGGAAGAATACGGTGATCTTGACAAACAAGTTAAGAGAATCGAGAAAATTAACGAGCTAAACGCAGAGCAGAAGCAAGTAATAGAGGCCAAAGCTGCCGAGGTAAATACTACTCCAGATGAAGTGGTAGATACCGAAAAGCAGTACTCTGATGCTTTTTCTAAATACCTTAAAACGGGTATTAGCGGATTGACTAACGAGGAGCGGGAAATTATGAGCGAGAAACGAGCCCAAGCAGCGGGTACTGATTCTGCTGGTGGCTTTATGGTTCCGCAAGAATTTTCTAACGAGTTGGAAGTAGCGATGCAAGCATACGGCGGTATTCGTTCTATTGCCAGGGTGATTAAAACTGCTGCTGGTGGTACTTTGGATTGGCCTACGGTTGACTCCACTTCACTTACTGGAGAGTGGTTAGCTGAAAACGTTACTTCAGCAGAGCAAGATGAAACGTTTGCTAACGTTACTCTAAGTGCTTATACTGCTTCAAGTAAGCACGTAAAGTATTCTCGCCAGTTGATGCAAGATTCAGCTTTTGACGTTGATTCTCATGTAGCTCAGGCTTTGGGAGAACGAATCGGCAGGGTAACTGCAACGGCTTACGTAGCTGGTAGCGGCTCAGGGCAACCAACAGGAGTAAAAGATTCAGCAACTCCCTTTAGTGCTGCTGATGATACTACTATAAGTTTTGACGATATGATCGGCCTAAAGCATGATCTTGACCCGGCTTACAGGGCTAACGCAACCTGGGTATTGAACGATTCAACCCTTAAGAGTGTTTCTACTCTAAAGC